TCGATCCGCAGGCAATCAAGAGGGCGTTTTCATGAAAGGTGACCTTGTCCCGACCGCGAAGCTGCGATTCGTGAGCCGTGCGGTGCCACCCGACACCGATGGCGGAACGGCATCCATCGCACGCATCCTGCAGCAGTGGTGGGCGCCCGACGTGCCGGCGTACATGGTCGACGACGCGCAGGGTGAGTGGCGGGACATCCCGTTCGTGGACTTGGCCTGATGTCGCCGGAGGTGCCCTGATGTTCGACGACGAGGACTTGCTCATGACCGTGGGCCTGACCGTCATCGTCGTGGTCGCGCTCGTGTATTTCCTCTTGAAGCTCTGAGATGTCCGCTGTCCCGCACAACCTGCCGTCGGGATTGGGGTTGGCTCCGCAAAATCCCGAGCTGCCCGAGATTGAGGTTCAGTATTCAGAGAGCGCGCCTGATCAGCCGATCGTCAACGAGAAAGGCGCGGTGGTTCAAATCAAGCACGGCGACGGCTCGGTCACCGTGTCGCTTGATGGCAGCCCGATCAGCGAGGCGGTCAATGACTCGCGCCTGAAAGGCTGGTACGAGAATCTGTGCGACGACATCGATGCCGATACGCTCTCCTCGCTCACCGAGGATCTGCTGCAGGGCATCGACGATGATCTGACCAGCCGCAAGGAATGGATCGAGGACCGCGCGCAGGGCCTGAAACTCTTAGGCCTCAAGATCGAGATTCCGAATACTCAAGGGGCGAGCGACGGCGCGCCCGTGGAGGGCATGTCGAAAGTGCGCCACCCGCTGCTTTTGGAAGCGGTGCTGCGGTTTCAAGCGAATGCGCGCTCGGAATTTCTGCCAACCGACGGACCGGTGAAGATTCGCAACGACGACACCAATGCGACGGCGTCCGAGGACGATTTGGCGAACCTGCTTGAAAAGGACATGAACCATTACCTGACCGCGAAGGCCACCGAGTATTACCCGGACACGGACCGGATGCTTTTCATGGCCGGCTTTGCGGGCGATGGATTCAAGAAAGTCTATACCTGCCCTTTGAGGAATCGCCCGGTGTCGGAGTCGGTCGATGCGGACGATCTCATCGTGAATCAATCTGCGACGGATCTTGCCAATGCGCAGCGCGTGACGCAGCGGATCATGATGAAGCCATCGACGGTCAAGCGCATGCAGATCTTAGGCGTGTATCGAGACGTGGCGTTGGGTCAAGCGGTCGCACCCACGCCCGATGCGCTGAAAGAGGAGGAAAATTCGCAGCAAGGCATCAAGCCCGAACAGCTGCGCAATCCCAAAGACCAGGAGCGCGAGATCTACGAGTGCTACTGCGAACTCGACATTCCGGGGTTTGAGCACAAGATCAAAGGCAAGCCATCGGGATTGCAAGTGCCGTATGTCGTCACGATCGACAAATCGGACCGCGTGGCGCTCTCGGTCGTGCGCAATTATGCGAAGCCCGAGGATCCAAAAGAACTGCCCGTCGCCAAGCGCCGCTTCGTCAAGTTTCCGTTCGTGCCCGGCATCGGTTTTTACGGCATCGGCTTGCTGCACATCTTGGGCAACACGACCAATGCGATCACGGCGGCGTGGCGCCTGATGCTCGATAACGGCATGTTCGCGAACTTTCCCGGCGTGCTCACCGCCAAGGGCGCGAGTCGTCAAAACACGAACATTTTCAGAGTTCCGCCCGGGGGATCCGCGCAAATCGACACGGGCGGCCTGCCAATCGGCCAGTTCGTGATGCCGCTGCCGTACAACACGCAGCAGATGCCGCCGCTCATGACGCTCGTGGACAACATGGCCGAGACCGGACGGCGCATCGGCGGCACGGCCGAGGTCCAGGTCGGCGAAGGACGCGCGGATGTGCCGGTCGGCACCGTCATGGCGATGATCGACCAGGCGATCAAGGTCATGAACGCGGTCCACAAGCGCATGCACGCCGCCCAAGCCGAGGAATTTCAGCTGTTGCGCGATGAATTTCTGGAAAATCCCGAAGCGCTGTGCAAATGCAAGACGAAAACCGAGTGGGATCGGGCCAAAATCATGCAGGCGCTCGCCAATTGCTCGCTGGTGCCGCAAGCGGACCCAAATACCTCGTCGTCGGGGCAGCGCATGATGAAAATCATGGGCCTGATTCAGCTGCAACAGGCGTCCCCGACGCTCTACGACCCGATCGCGATAAACAAAGCGGCGCTTCTGGCGATGGGATGGAGTAACCCGCAGGAATTCATGGTGCCCCCGGCCGCCCAAGCCGCCCCGCCGCCGCAATTGGTCCAGCAGCAGCAGGAAATGCAGAACAAGACCAAGGAAGCGGACGCGAAAATGCTCGATGCGCAGAGCAAAGCGGGCTTGGCCAAGGCGCAGGCCGCGAAACATTACGCCGAGATCAACCAAGGCCCCGAGGGCGAGCCTGCCGAGCCGCCACCCAGCCCGCAAGACATCGCAACCGCGCAGGCGAAGCTCATCGACGCGCATACGAACCAGATGCGCGCCAAGATCGAGGCCGAAAAGATGATGTTCGACGCGCACAAGACGCATGTCGAGGATCAAAACCGCGACCAGGACCGGCACGAGAAGATGCTCGATACCAAGATTGATCTTGCCAAGGACTTGATCAAGGCCCCGCCCGGGAGTAAAAATGGTGCGGCGCAGCAAACCAATCGGATTGTTGAGAAACTGGACCATCCCCCGGATTTGGATCACCCCCCGGACGAGAAATCATGAGCACGTACGCCGACGGATACCGCGAAGCATCGAAGGCGAAATTGAAGCGCATGCTCGCCGATCCCGAGACGCCGGTCGATGCATCGGGCTACACGCCGCCAGGTCCCGAACTCGGCATGATCCAGACCGGCGAGCGCCCCGTGACGCGCGCCCGCTTTCGCTCCGGTGGCTCCATCACGGGCGGCAAGACGACCGCGCGCTTGGATCGCAAGCCACGCTCCACTCCGATGAGCGCAGATGATTACCTCAATCGCGACGTGCGCATGGCCAACGAGGAACGGGCCGGCATCAAGCACGATGGCGGCTTTGCGCGCGGCGGCATTGCCCGCGACGGTCGCGCCCGCGCGCACAAGTTCATGGGTGGCCCGATGCAGGGCGGCGCAAGTCCGTATGCTGCGCAGGGAGCGCCGCAGGCGCTGCGACCGGGGTATGCCTCCGGCGGCAAGGTCCACGAAGACGCCGCCCAAGACAAGAAACTCATCAAGTCCGAGTTGGCCAAGCACGGCGCCGATTGCACCTGCGCGCGCTGCTCGGGTGGTCGGGCGAAGAAGGCGTCGGGCGGTCCCATCAACGACGGCACGCGGCCGAAAGGCGGCCGCATGCCGCACGCGCGCGGAGGCGCCGCGAAGAAAGGCACGACGGTCAACATCATCATCGCGCCGCCAAAAGCCGCCGCATTGCCGATGCCGCCGCCGGGCATGGCCGCACCGCCCAAGGGCATCCCTGCCCCGCCGCCCGCCGCGATGGCCGCCCCCGCTGGCGGCGCACCGGGCGCCGCGATGCCGCCCGCCAGTGGCGCGCCGCCGCTCATGGGTCGCAAATCCGGCGGCCGCACATCGTACCCGATCAAGGACGGTGCCGGCGGCGCCGAGGGGCGACTGCAGAAAATCAAGGCGTATGGATGATGCCGATGGATGAGTATTTTGGGTAACGCGTATGGATGAGCCAACGCTTGAGGACCTGGACGCCGTCATGGATTACCCCGTCACTTGCGCTCGCTGCGGAAAAAGCGGCATGGCCAGCGAGTTCGTGATTGAAGAAGGCGACGAGTGGGAATGTCCGCCATGCTGGGAACGCTGCGAGGCGGCCGAACGACGACAGGAATGGTTGAGGCGCAATGCCGAACTTCGATGACGAACTCGCAGATCTCATTCGAGAAGAAATCGCCCGGCTTCGCGAGAGTATGGCGGGCCATTGTATGGACCTTCGTGAGTACGATCGTACGTTTGGCGGCATTCACGCACTTCGTCTAGTCGTCGAGGATCACATTCCGTTCGTGCGCAAGAAATTGAGCGAGAGGTGACATGACCACGTCGGTATTGAAGCGAGCGGCACCGATTGACCCGGAACGCGCGGAAATCCTGGACAAGTTGGGAGATCTTTCCTCGGTGGAGATCGCCAACAACGAGGTGCTGCTTGCGATTTACATTCGCTCAAATCGCTCGCCCAGCGGCATTTACTTGACCGAAAAGACCGTCAAAGAGGATGAGTACCAAGGCAAGGTCGGACTCGTCGTCAAGATTGGCCCCGCCTGCCAGTTTCGGCGCACGAACCCGGAAACCGGCATCACGTATGGGTTAGACGTGAAGCTGCATGACTGGGTCGTGGTTCGGCCATCGGACACCTGGCCGTTCGACTTGAATACCGATACTTCCGAGATGGATTGCAACAAGTTCGTCAAATGCCGACTCGCCTACGACGACATGATCCGCATGCGAGTTCCCCACCCACGGATGATCTGGTGATGCATGGCCACTGAACTGATCGACACGACGGTGGAATTGCCACCCGATGAGCCGAAACAACAAGGCGACCTGCAATTGACGCCGTTGCCTGCCGAGCCCGTCAAGAAGCGGCCCACCCAAGTGCTGGAACCCGAGGTCGGACTTGAGAAGCTCAAAAAGCAATTGGACGATGAGCAGCGTGCCGCGCGCGAGGCATCGGCACGCGCTGCCGCGGCGGAGGCAGACGCCGCCGCCGCCCGAGCGAGTGAAGTCGCCGCACGCACCGAAGCGCAAGCGAGCAACCTGCATTCCGTGACGGCGACCATCGCGGCGCTGAATCAAGCCACCGATTCGATGGAAGCGCAAATTGCGGAGGCCTCGGCAGCGGGCGATCACGCGCGCATCGCGAAACTCAATCGCGAAATCGCCAAGAACGAAGCCAAGGTGCTGCAGCTGGAGCAGGGCAAGGCAACGCTTGAGGCGGCGCCGAAACCCTCGCTGCGTCCGACGACGCCGGTCGCCGCCGCGGATCCCGTCGAAGCGCTTGCCGCCAAACTCTCGGCTCGATCCGCCGCATGGGTGCGCGCGCATCCTGAATACGCAAGCGGGCGCAAATACGACGAGATGGTCGCCGCCGATCAATTGGCGCGCGCACGCGGCATCGCCCCCGACACCGACGCCTACTTCGCGCACGTTGAGAAGACGCTCGACCTTGCCGATACGACGCCGGCCGTGGAGATCGACACCGAGCCGCAAGAAGCGACGGGCGGCCGCACGTCGGCGCCGGTCGCGGCTCCCGTCTCGCGCGCCGGCACCGGCAACGGCTCAACGAAACCGCGCACGATGAAGTTGACGCCGCAGATGCGCGAAATGGCGCAGATGATGAAGATGACGGACCAGGAATATGCGAAGTACCGGCAGCAACTGATTGATGAAGGGCAAATTCACTGATCGACAGAAAACACCCCGTTTGAGGCAATTCCCATGGTGACCGAAGTTTCCGCATCTCCGCTTGCAAATCCCACGAACCGTCCGACGCCGGCCGCCGATGATCCGCGTGCCCGCGCCGCTGCGCGCGCTCAGGCGCTGCAGGATCACTGGAATGGCATCTCGCCCGACGAGAACGACAAATACTACGTGGACCCGAAAGTCATTCCCGATGGCTGGACGTATATGTGGCGCACGCTCACCGTGCTGGGGCAGCCGGCCGATACTTGGCAGATCAGCCTCGCAAGTCACGGTTGGGAGGACGTGCCGGCCAAGCGCCATCCCGACATGATGCCGACCAACTGGACCGGCAACACGATCATCCGCGAGGGGATGAAGCTCATGGAAATTCCGACCGTGATCGCCGAGGCGCGCTATGCCGAGGAGCAGCGCCGCGCGCGCCAGCAAGTCGGCGACAAGGAAGCGCAGCTTGCGGGCAATCCGCAGGGCACGTTTGAACGCACGGCGCCGAAAATCGGTCGCTCGTACGAGGCGATGGCAATACCGAAATAGGGCATGGCCGTTCGACATCGGCTTCTTGGCACGTCGCCCAGTGCGTGTATGCCTGAATACACTGGGCACATTTTTTGAAATAGGCTGACGCAAACCGCTGCGGTGAATGCACGGCGCCGAGTACGTGCTCAGCCGAATACACTCGGCAACTCTTGACGCACTGCAACAATCCCGTTATAACGTGCTCAATCTCCCGGCCCGGTGCTCGGGATTGTTGAATCGATTTTGGCCTCGTCACGCCCCGGCGGCCGTGGTGAAGCCCGAGCACCATCATGGCCAACACGAACGCCCCCTTTGGCTTCAGCCAAACCAGTGGCACCGGTTCGTCACCGACCTACGAGAATGTCGAGCTGCCAAACGGCGGCATCGATTACAACACCACGGCGATCTACCAGAACGACCCCGTCGTGCGCGTGGGTTCCGGCGACGGCACGATCCAGCAGGCGGCCGGCTCTGCGGGCGGCAGCACCGTCACGCTCGCTGGCGTGTTCGTGAGCTGCAAGTACCTCTCGACGTCGATCAAGCGCACGGTGTGGTCGAACTACTGGCCGGGTTCGGACGTAACCAGTGCGAATCAGTCCACGATCAGTGCCTACATCGTCAATGACACCAACGCGCAGTTCCTCGTGCAGTCCGATGCAACGGGCGTGACGCAGGCGGCGGTGGGATCGAATTTCGATTTCGCGATCGGCACCGGCTCCACGTCTACCGGGATCTCCGGCGCGTATCTCTTGCACACGGGCGTGACGACGGCGGCGTATCCGTGGCGACTGCTTGGCCTGTATCTCGCGCCGCCGGGCGGCAACGGGACGGCATCGGGTGCCTACAACTGGGCGTATGTGGCGTTCAACAACGTCGAGACCAAGAACGCCACGGCGACCAACACCTGAGGAGCATGAGACATGGCCATTAACTTAGGTTCAATCAAAGATCTCTTGCTCCCGGGCCTGCGAGGACTCACTGGAAAGTACGAGCAGATTCCAAGGCAGTGGGACAAAGTTTTCACCAAGTTCGATTCCAAGATGGCGCTGGAGCGCACCGCTGAGATGCGCTACTTGCCGACCGCGCAGCTGAAGAGCGAAGGCGGCCAGACCAAGTTCGACAACAACTCCGGCGAGCGCTTCATCTACAACCAGGAGCACAACGAGATCGGGTTGGGATACGCCATCACCCGCAAATCGATCGATGACAATCTGTACAAGACGCAGTTCCACCCGAGCAATCTGGGACTGATCGAAGCGTTCGCGCAAACGCAGGAGATCTATGGCGCGAACGTGCTCAATACGGCGACGACCTACAACGCGGCGGTTGGCGGCGACGGCGTGGCGCTGTGCGCGACGAACCATCCGATCGACGGCGGCACGTACGCGAACACGCCCACCACGCAGGTGGACCTGAATGAAGCGACGCTGCTCAACGGCCAGATCTCGATCCGCACCAACTTCAAGGACCAGGCGGGACTGCGCATGTTCTCGCGCGGCCGGAAACTCATCGTGCCGCCGCAGTTGGAGCCGACCGCGATTCGCCTGACGAAGACGGAGCTGCGTCCCGGGACGGCGGACAACGACGTCAACGCGATCCTCTCGACCGCGGGCGGCATTCCCGAGGGCTACATGGTGATGGACTTCTTGACCTCGCAGTACGCGTGGTTCCTGCTCACCAACATCGCCGGCCTCGCGTTCATGAACCGCATCCCGTTCGAGACCGACATGCAGGTGGATTTCGTCACCGACAACCTGCTCGTCAAGGCGTACCAGCGGTACAGCTTCAACTACTTCAATCCGCGCTGCATCTGGGCCTCGTTCCCGACGTCGTAAGGCACTCGCATGGACATCAACGGCGGTCAGATCACCCAGACGAACGGCAACCCGATCACGCCGGGCACGGCGTTCACGGGTCCGGTGCTTGCCGGCAACGTCTTTCATACGGACGGCACCGGAGCGCTCGCAGGACTTGCCGAGACGACCGGCACCGCCAACGTGGGTTACTCGGTCATGGCGCAAGCAGTCGTGATCACGCAGGCCAACGGCACGAGCCCGGGCGCACCCAATGGCGTCGCGACGGCGGGCGTCTTCACGACCAGCATCGTGATCCCGGCGCAGAGCCAGATCATCGGCATGAAGCTCATGACCACGACGGCGTGGACCGGCGGCGCCTCGACGTTCGGCGTCGGCAGCACCGCCTCCGCGACCGCATTCACGGCCGCCTCTGCCGTCACGTCAAGCGCGCTCGGTCAGCAGAGCATCACGCCGGGCACGGGCGCGACGCAGGTCGGAAACTGGGACAACGTCGGCAACACCGACGTGCAGATCGTCATCACCTCAACCAACACCGGTTCGGGCGTGGGCACGTTCTCGGTCGAATACATTCAGGGCATCAACCAGGCGTCATAGCCGAGGGTTTGACATGAAAGGCAAGAAAGCATTAGGCGGCAGCACGGGCGGCGACAACGAGGCCGAGAAGGAAATCAAGGACAAGCCCGAGGATCGCACCAACGCCGGCAAAATCGCAGCCGAAGCCGAGGAAATGAAAAAGGGCGGCAAGGCCAAGCGCAAGTCCGGCGGCAAGGTCGAGGGCCACAAGGCCAAGATGCATGCCGGCAAGATGCCGCGCGCGTCGGGCGGTCGCACGGGGTCGAACATGAATCCGTTGTCCTCCGCGCACTCGGGCACGCCAGCGCCGGGGCGCAAGGAAATGTCGGAGAGCATGGACTGACGTGCGGGCAAGCACCGGGTCTTCGATGACGGGGACCGCGTGTCCCCGTTGTTATTTTTGGAGGTAGCGTGAGGCCAATCACCGTCAGCGTCGGCCCCGTGGGCACCACGAGCGCGAACAATATCGCGACCTCGCAGACGCCGGGCGCGGCCGGATCACTCACGCTCAACGGCTCGCTGGTGACGGGCGGCATTGCGTACTTGCCAACGCCGCAGCGAATCCTGATCACGACGACCGACACGACGACCGTGTTCACGATCACGGGCGCGACATCCACGGGCAGCTTGCTCACCGAAACGTTGACGAACTCCGGCAGCTCGGTGTATTCCGCGCTTGATTACGCGACGGTCACCAAGATCGCCGTGAATCAAGGCACCACGGCGGCCGTGACGGTCGGCACCAATGGCATTGCGAGCACGAGCTGGGTGCACTTCGACGCCTGGGCATTGCCGCAAATTGCCATCCAGGTCACGGTGACCGGCACGGTCAATTACACGCTGCAGACGACGCTGCAGGATCCGAACAGCCACGCGTTCCCGGTGCTGCCGCAGAACGTGACCTGGATCAATACAGCGGACACGGCGGTCGTCAACGCAACGACGTCGCAGCAATCGAACTTCGGCTACTGCCCCGCGTACGCACGCGTGCTCCTCAATAGCGGCTCAGGGTCGCTGACCGCGACGTTCATCCAATCCGGGTCGGCGACCTACTGATGGGCCTCTTCAGTGGTTTTGAGGGTCTCTTCGGTGGCTACGAGACGCTGTGGGGCGGATCGGAAACGCTGTGGGGCGGATCGCCCGGGCTTTCTGGCGGCGGTAACGGCAACGGCTACAACTTCGAATTGGAATCAGGCACGGGACTCTTGCTGCTGGAGGATGGCGTGACATTCTTTGAGCAAGAGATCGGACCGTAATCCATGGCCAATGAAAAAATCAGTGCGTTGCCCACGGGCGGCACGGCGCAGACGGGAGATCTGATCCCGATCGCCCGCTCGGGCGCGAACTATTCGCTGACGGCCGCGCAGATCTCGGCCTTAGG